TCCGGCCATGATTACACCGCATTGGTTGGTAGGATCGTGCCCTCTAAGCGATCAACACCAAGTGTATAAACACCGGATGCTGGCGTTGCCGATGATCCTGTGCTATTGGTGAATTGAATAGAAAGGGTGTTAGCGGCCGAAACCCACGCGTTAGCGATTCCCACACCGGTTGTTTGGGCACCTTGCAAGGAAATATTCACAAAATCGTTGACCACAAGGCCGGGGATCGTGAATGTTTGTGTTGCTTGTGTGCCAGAAACGGCGGCGGGGGATAAAGTGGGGTAAACAAGGAAAGAATTAAGAATATTCCCCCTAAGGATTGTTGTTTGTAATGACATAAAAACTCCTTTGTGTTGATTGTATCTTGAAAAATAAAAAAAGCCACCCGTTTTGTGGATGGCCTTTTTCGTATTTACCTAAACATTATGGTAAGAATGTAAGGTCATAGCCGTAAACAAATACATCGCAAGTGGCGGCAATCGTTGTGCCCACATTCACATACATTGTGGATGGGTTAGAAATTGCGGTTGCGGGATTTGTTGCCGTGGATGTTGTCACATAAGGGCCACCGGTGTTGCTTGTCAACGCGGCGGTTGTCAACACGGTTGATCCTGTTTGTGATGCGCCGGTGTAAACACCAACGGTTGCCGTTGCAATAGTGGTTGTTGCGCCGCTACTGTTAAGGCCGTTGGTGATCAACACGCTTACGGGAACAAATTTAGAAACATCCACCACCGTCATAGCGGTATCACCCGCTAGGGCTAGGTTAACGGATTGTGCGGATGCAATCAAACGCAAGGCTTGGTTTGTGGCCAAGTTTTGTGGGTGATTGCTTACTGTGGTTGCTGGTCCGGGATTTGCCATGATTTTTTACTCCTAATGTTTAACGTTAAGCCGCAACACGGCAAGCCAATTCGGGATACAACGGTGCCCATCCATATAAGACATCCAAACGGGTTGGAATCGAATCATTGTTGATGGTGTACTGACGTACCACACGCATGGAAAGGCCGATTTCTTTATCGCTTGCACGGCCCGCGAAGTGCACCCCCTCGGGTAGCTCGAGATCCGCCACGGCCAAGCAGAAAGCGTTACGGTGCATGATTATGTTTTGGGGTGAAACGGTGCCACTATTGTTAAATGGTGTCACGGTGCTTGCGCCCGCACTTGTCACGCTAACGTTTTGGAATTGACCGGCGGTGATAACGGCGGGGCTAACGGTGACGCTAGTGGTGCCGCTTGTGGCAACCGTGGCGGCCGCGGTGACAACAAAGTTTCTTAGCTTGTTGCTACCATAGGCTTGGCGGTTTTGTGGGTTAACGGCGTAGACGTTTGCAATCTGAATCACATCACCAACATTCAATTGACCGGCGGCCGTAGTGGCGCTTAGTGCGATTGTTGATGTCTGTGCCCATCCTGATGTCAAAAATCCCGTTGCGGTGCTTGTATTGCACGATAAAACGGCCGTAGGGCTATTGCCAAAGGTTTGGCTAACCACGTTCTGGTCCATTTTCCAATTCATCCCCGCGCTGTCCCTGCCCATCAACCCCTTCCTGTATTGCTCACCGATAGCCTCTTGTGGAACAAACAAGCCTTTTAGTGAATCAACAATGGTTGCCGATGTAAATGGCTCCACAATACAAGACCGGCGGCCATCACGGGGTGCGCCCTCCGCATCCAAATAAGCCGCGGCGGTTAGATATGTGATCAAACCTGTGGGCGGTGTTCCGGCCGTGCCAACAATATTTGCGGTATTGTTTTTAGCCATCACCAATCCATCACGGTCTATCTTATTGGCTATGGCGGCCACAGCGGGTTTCAAAACTCGGTCGCTGAACATGTCGAGGCTTAGCGCTAAGTCTTGGGTCGTGAACTGCGTGTCCACATGGAACTGGGTGCTTAGTGTCACGGGCACGCTAGTTTCGTTGAAATCCTCAACGTTTAGCGCGGGGCCTGTGGTACCAATGAAGCGTCCGGGACGTCTAACATTAACCGTGTTACCGATTTTTGCACCGACCACTGCGAACTGATCATCGTAATTGCGGTCCACCTCGCTCGTAAACGTCAATTCGTTTTCGAGCACCATAAGAGCTTCATTTGTGATTTTTGATATCGTCAATAAATTGTTTGACATGATCTTTCCTTAAAAAAATTACCTGATTTTTCCCGCCCGCCGCGCCTCTTTCCACGCCTGATATGTGCCGTGAAATTCACCACTTGAATTAATGGGAATATCCGCAACACCACCGCTAGGCTTTAAGGCACGCACCGGTGCGGGTGCTTTACTTGTCTTGACCGTAGTCTCCTTAGCCGGTTCCGCCTTTTCGTATAGCTTTTCCAATTTTCCCAATTCAAGAAGGGCTTTGCGTGTGGGCATGGCCGCCAACTTTTGTGCGTATTCCAAATCCTCCGCCAAGTGATATAGGATTCTTGGGCCTACATCCGATTCCAATATGGAATCACGGATTTCATCGGAAACAACAACATTAGCCGTTGAAACCATTTCATCGTAATCGGGCAATTCGGCTTTCACTTGATCTAATTTGGATGACCAAGATTGGATAACCTTTTGTCTTTCCTCATTAGCCTTGCGATTCGCCTCCTGTTGATCCCTTTCCGCCAACGCCTTTTCGGTTGAATATTGGGCCAAAGCCTTTGCATATTCAAACGCATCCTGAAATTGCCCCGGTTGCGGTTCCTGATCAACGCTCGGCCTTTGTGGTGCCGCCACTTGCTCAAGTGCCCTTAACCTATCCTCCAACGCTTGCCTTTGTTGGCGTTCCGCTTCCGCCTCCGCCTTTGCCGCCTCGCGTTGTTTCGTCAATTCGGAAAATCTTTTCTCTAACTTTGGGTTCGCCCGCTTTTCCTCTACGGGTTTGGCTTCCTCTTGCACCTCGGGTTCATTCTCAACCACCTCCGTTGATGGCTCGGCATCCACCGCCACATCATCCGTTTGATCGGCTAAACCTAAACGATTTGCATAAAATTCCGCCGCATTCTCGCTTGTGAGCACTTGGCCCGCTTCTTTTTCCGACATAGGTTTCCCTAAGAATTAACCCCGTGCATCCCCACGGGTAAGGTTTGTGTAATCTTTACACGAAATCATTACTTTGTCAAACACGCCCATTTCGTTTGTGTTCATAAACCACTTGTTCTTTTGATCCGGTGTTGAAATTTTCTTTATATTGTTTGTTATTCAAATCACTAAGGGCGGCCTCAATGGCTTGTTTTCTACCCATTTCGGATTTCATTTTTTCAAATTTTGGATGTGTTTTAGCTTTTTCGTGTTGTTCTTTGGCATATTTTTTAGCCAATTCTTTTTGTTCATCATTCATCATTAGATTGCCCTTTCTATGGCTTCCGCCTTTGCTTCACGTTCACTTATCCGATCCAAATGCGCCAAATAAATGGCCAATTGGGCTTTGATATTTTCTACCTCTAATTGCGTCTGTGTCTTAGCCACCGTATCTTGTGCTTGCGTGTGTGTCTTTAAGACCATATCCATGTGTCTTTCCTGATCACGCAATTCAATATCATGGGCGCGGTTGGTTTCTTTGATCAATGTGCGCTTGGTTTCCGCATCCTGTTTCATCTGCTCCACATCCGCACGATTCTTAATCATCAATTGCATTGCTTGTAATTGTTGTTGCAATTGTTGAATAGTTTGTTTGGATTGGGCCAATTGCATTTGCACTTGTGGCGGCACGGGTGATTTATCATCAATTTGTGCCAATGGGTTGCTTGCGGCCAATCGATCCGCAATTACATCCGCACCGGGGAAATCCATGTTTCTAAAGATCAAATCACCGGCAACATTCATCAAATTGGGATCGGCACTTAACAAAGGCATCATCGATTCAACCGCCTCAATCCGTTTACTGTTGTAGCCGGGGCCGGTATCCATCACCACATCGTATTCGCCAACGGTAACATCGTTTAATATCTTTTCAACGCCTTGTTCGTCTTGGCCACGCTTATTGATTTCAACCAAATCCGGCTTTCCATCATCGCCAATAATCCGCATCACACGCGCGTTATCGTAGATTTTGGGGATTAGATCAAGAATAATTCGGGCCGTGTGCTTAATGGATCGCGTTAGATTATCGTAATAGTGGTAATTAGATAGATCAATTTGTTGTTGTTGGCCATTTAGGGCCTTGCCGCTAATGTTTCCGGTTGGCATTTGGTTTGGATCAAAGATGCCCAAAACCGCTTGCATATCGCTATTAATTCCATCCGCGGCGGCCATAATTCCCGCGGGCGGTGCCTCCGGTTGAATCCGTGTTGGCACCGGCGCGGGCACGCCCTCGATATCCTTTTGCTTGTATCGCAACACCGGCATCGATTTAATGTTTGCCTGTGCCCATTCATTCTCGTGGCCCTCATCCTGTCCCTCGGCAATTAACCACTTGGCCTTTGGCGCTAGGGCAACGGATTCGGTTAGCGCGGTTTTCCAAAAGTTATACATCCTTTGTGGGTCTTTGGCCATTCGCACCAAGCCATATTTTTTGCGCTTGTTTTCAACAATGAATTCCTCACCATACACCGGCACAATTGGAATGTATTTGCTTGCCCATTTGCCCTCCTCTAGCACCTCCATGCCCGTGCAAATGATCTGTTTCACCTCTTTTTTAAATGATGGCCTTTCATCAACCACCACCAAGCCACGGGCCAACATTTCCGCCTGATCGGGCAAATCGGATCGGAAAGCCTTTTCGCCATTGCTTAATAGGCATAGCTTATCCGCCTTTCTTTCCGTATACCAATATTCCGCAATCCGGATATCCTCCCGCATCACCCATTCCGCATTGCTATCGCCGGTGCCGCGTTGTGTAAATCCCGCGCCATCATCCGCGCCGGGATACATCTTTCGGAATATTTCCTTGCTAACCACTTGCGTTATTAGGCACTTTTCCGCATCCGATCCATCCGGCAAGATGCTATTTGGATCAAAATACACGGTGAATGGGTTGTGTATCGGCTCAATGTATATTTCCTGATCAAAGGAATTTTCCCGCACATAATCCGTTTTTAGCCGCCAATAGCCAAAGCCCATCCGCACCGCGTAATTAAACGCGTTGTCATAAGCGTGATCCGCATCCGATTGCACCTCAATATGGCGGCATATCCCCGTTAAGATTTCCGCAATCTTGGCATCGGATTGGTTATTCATGCCGTGGACTTTAATCCGCGGGCGTTGTTGTCTTTGTTGATTAGTGACTTGCCTTACATACGCATCGATCTTGTTGATCGTTAGGCATGGCCGTGCCTCCAATGATCGGCTATTCTGTATTTCAACCGGCCATTGATCACCGGCGGCGAATTTCAAATCCTCTAGCGCCTCGGATCGGTTATTCGTATCCGCGTCATTGGCTAACTTTAAGAACTTTTTCGCCTCATCAATCCGTGGATCGAATTCTGTTTGGTTATCGGCCATATCTATCCCATCCAATTCGCTGGTTCATAAACGGGTTTTTTCACTACCAATTTCTTTGGCTCTTGGATCATCAATCCCAACATCCGAAACGCATCCGCGCCATGCGAATATTGATCATGCAATGGTGTTCTTGAAAACTGTTTCGTATCCGGATCAACCTCATACCGGTAGTGTCTAAGGCATTGTAGCCCATCGGCGCAATTTATTCTATCAAACCAACAATTGCTAAAGATCGTGCGTGCGGCGTTAATTGAATCCGCTATTGGTGTCCTTGGGATAATCCGCGTCTTATAGCCCGCCGCCCGCACAATTTCCTCAATTGATCGCCCCGCCGCCGCCAATGTCTTGTTTTCCGCATCATGCGGTAGCCATAGCGTGTCAAACACATATCCAAAAGTTTGCATCTTGGCCAAGATAGCCGATATGGTTTCTTGTGATGTTTCAAAATAGCGGATTAGGCGGGTTTCCATTCCCACGAATTGCACAAACCACAATGCCGTTGCATCCGCCCAACCCAAATCAAAGACAACGTGAACGGGTTTAATCGGATCGTAGGGCACCTTTCCGATTCTTTCTTGTAGATCGGCCAATTGGATTTCCTTGGCAAAAACGGCCCCATCCACGGTTTGCCTACAAATCCCCTCCCACACCATGTTATACGCCTCCGGATCACGATTCTTTAGCGTATCTTTTTCTAGCCGCAACACATCCGGAAACCACGGGTTATCAGACCAATTGATCTTTTGCACAATGGCGTTTTCGGGCGTGTGGATAACGAATCTTTGGTAGGTTTCATCCGTTTCTAATTCCGGATTGAATGAAACCCATATTTCCGATTGTTCTTTTCTAATCGTTGGGATTAGCGTATCCCATGATCGCTTAGAAACCGTCTGCGCCTCCTCCACCCAACACACATCCACGCCCTCATAGCTCTTTACATTCGCCACATTATTTTTTAGGCCAACAAAGTTAAATTCCGATCCATTCTTGCCGCGGATTGTTCTATCCGTTATTTCATAGAATTCCGTTAGCCCCATTGCGGTGATTTGATCACACAATAGCTTATGAACGGAATCCCTGATAGATGTTTGAAATTCACGGGCACATAGCACGCGTGTTGCCTTGTTAGCGCCGATGATCAACAGCGCCCTAGCTATTCCCCAACTTTTTGCCCCCCCTCGCCCTCCAAACAACACCTTATAGCGTGCCGGTTGGAATAGGCATTGCAACTTTAGCGGGAATTCAATATTAGCCTCCATTTGGGCTTACAAACGTCACCGCAATGTTTGTTAGCAATGGTGCGCCATTTTCACCGGTGATTTCTTGTTTAACCGATTCACGATATTTCTTTGGGAAACGTGCGGCCATTGATCGTGACCAAATACTTGCGTTTAGCTTGGCCCCATCCTTGTGCTCTAGCATATATGTCTGCGCCTGTTCCTCCCACCACGTTTGCTCCGCTATCTTGGCATCATCCAAGGCGTGCAGAAAGTCCGGATAACGATCACGCCAATCATACATAACTCTTAATGACACACCCAAATATGTAGAAATTTGTTCTACACTTTTACCCTTTGCGCCTAATTCGACAACTAGATCGCAATACTTTGGGTCATATAGTGTTGGGCGGCCGCGTTCCATTATTTCTTTTTCGCCTTTGCTTTGGCGGCTTCGCGCTTTTCCGAATAGGCTATGGCTACCGCCTGCTTTACCGGCTTGCCCGCTTTCACTTCGGCTTCAATGTTCTTTTTGAATGCTTCTTTTTTGGTTGATTTGATTAATGGCATTTAGCAATTCCAATTCTTTAATGATGCCTTGGCCCTTTCGGCGGGGCCTTTGGCGTGCTTGACTACACCTTCCATTCGCGCACAAAATGATGCCTTTCGGCCCTTATCCTTTTCGGTTTTGGGGTTGGGTGCCGGTGCCTTTAGATTTGATCCGTTTTTGGCATTGTATTCCGCACGCCCCTTGGCCGTCATTCCGGCCCCCTTTTCCGTTGGGTTGTAGGTTTTGCCCTTGCCCGTTGTTTTGTGTGGGATTGGTTTATCGTGTGCTTTCATTTTTTGGCCGTTTTTGCGGATTGTTTAAATGCGGCGGCGGTTGGTGCGCCCTTGGTGCCGGGCTTTCTCATCTTTTCAACCGGCTCACCCGCGGCCTTTTCCCGCTTGATCCGTTCCTGTTTGGCATGAATATTAGCGTATAAACCGGCTTTCATTCCATTTCCTCCACAAAACACACATCTTTCCAAGACATCACAATTAAATTTTCATCTTTTAATTCTTGATATTTTAGATATTCGTCTTTGTAATCCTTGGCCAATGTGCCGAAATAAATCTTATCCCCAACACTTAGCCCCTGATCCTTGGCATCATCGCCCAATGCGGTGATATGCCCCACCGTGGGTGCCTCCGCCGTCTGTATCCACAAATCGCTTTGGATTCGTTGAATAGGCTTTACAAATATCTTATCACGCAATGGCTTAATCATTTTTCCGTGGCCTCCCGCGCTTGGGGCTTGAAAAAACGCCCAAGGCGCTAGCCTCGGGCAAACTCTCGGCAACTGCATTACCCACCGAGATTTCTTTCCTTGCAAATTCGCCACACCATTCGTTTTGGGAACGGGTTTTGTAATCGGGATACCGGCGGCATGATCCTAAATCGTGCCCTATGTAAAACCGGCATACCTTACAATTGTCATCAGCCATATTAACTACCCTCTTAGTTTCTGTGGTTAGAAACGCCCCATTGTGTTCTAGACTTTGGGGTGTTTCGCATTACATTGAATCTTGGACGTGATCCATACGCTTGTGCTCATAACAAGTAGATTCCGATGATCCACCTTTCATTTCGCCCAAGCGGCCATCGTGCATTCCCATGTGCTTGGAATCACGGCTACCAATTCCATCCATCTTGCCCATGCCCACACCGCCCTCGATCGGGCGCTTGCGCTCTCCGGATGTGTCACTTGACAATGCGCCGCGGG